ATTCAACAATATCTTAATAAAGCAAAACCAAAGACATCATCATGCTGAGCGACAATGCCACGTCTCTTAAGGCCGTGTATGCTTTCCAAGAGACAGACTTTCGTAAAGCATAACAAGGCGAGTAAAAATAGAAAGACAAGAAGAAACCGTGAGTAGTCCGCCGACTACAAACTAAAAGCCCCCCAGGCGTAAGCCTAGGGGGCTCTTTTTGTGTCTAAAATCTAGAGTAGCTTTTAACGAGGTCCGCGTGGACGTTTCTTTAGAATTTCGTTTTCAGCAAGTTTTTCTAATTTGTCTAATAAAGATTTCGCTACCTTAACATTCTTAAACCTTTCTAAAGCTTCTTGACGAATATTAACATCCGATACTTTTTCAGGGTCGCCCATTTTTGAATACTATGTGTTCTTCAGTTATTCCATTTGATTCTAATTTGGATAGAATTTCCTTTGATTCCTTTGGAGTACGTCTTTTCAAATGTTCTATTCCTGAATGAATGCTTTCATGTAATAGAGCAGTACCTTCAAATCCTTTTCTTTTATCGTGAAGATTTATATATATTTTATCTGAACTGGGCCAATGGAGCCCTCCAACATTTACTTTTTCTGTGATAAGATCGGTTATACTTTTACTAGGATCAAAACCCAGACTAGCAATTCCACTTCGTGCAGAAGCTAAAGCAGCTCTCCCGTACATTTGTCCTATAGCATTTTTAACAACATTATATTCTGGATGTTTAGGATCTATCAGCATTGTCCACTTAGAATCGTTCATCACTTTATGTAGTTCTTCAAAAGTATATCCCGCAAAATTTAAAGCCTCGATCTCAACCTTTTTTGTCTTACCCTTTTCTTTTCCAAAGATTTTTATAAGTTCGTTATTAAAATAACGTTCCCAAGACTGTCCGTAGCCCCATCCATATTTCTGTGCAAATTCTACATCTTCTTTTGATGGAAATTCGTCATTCTCGACATTAAATGTTTTTTCTTCTGACTTGGGTTTGTCATAACCAAACAGCTCTTTTATAAAATTTGTTAATCCAGATACAGATTGTAAATTCGGTTTGTTTTTCTCATCATCTTGATGATAGGACTCCTGTTCACGTAAGGTTGAAAAAATTTGTGGAGCTGATGCCAGTCCCATGCCCATTAAATTGGTAGCTCCTACTGCCTCTGAAACAGGGATAGACTTACCTCCGATATAAGATTCAGGAGAAGCTCGCCCTCTAATAGAAGGGCTCTCAGAGCCAATAGGAAGCTCACTGGTGCGTTTATCTGAGGTGCCCGCTAGGGTAGTAGCCCCCCCATAACGGTTCAAACTAGAATGATACTCTTGAACTGCTTTTAAAGGACTGTCTTTCAATCCTTCCCAAACTCCCCCTAAAGATTCAGCCATATAGGAAGTCAGACCCTGTTCTTTAAGATCAGTATCTAGATCTCTACCCATAAGTCTGTTATATTCTTTTTGAGCCAATTCCCAAGCTCTTACATCTTGATTACGTCTAGTAAACGGACCTCCTCCCATATTATTCCAAGTAGATATTGTAAATTGATATCTACCGGCTGCACTAGAAGGACCGGAAGGCCCAGGCTCAAAGATTCCAGGATGTTGTCCTGTCTCTTGAAATCTAGTTCCTCCCGATGGAGTGTACCTTACATCATACCTGCCTGAACTCTCAGGAACAGATATTGCATTTAGAAAAGCTTTTTGATGTAAAGGTAATTCACTTGCTTCTGGATCAATTGAATATCCAGTCCTTTGATGATAGGAACCCTCTTTACGAAAGGTTTCAGGAGAAGATGTATTTTTTAATACATAATCTGCAAAGGATTCATAGGAATTTCCATCACTAGTGTAAAGAGTCATTTATTTAGCTTTACTTAAGTTTCAATTCTTTTGTTAATTCTTTTCTTTTCTCTTGAGAAGTCTTTCCTGCTAACATAACTTTCATAATATGTTCAGGAAGATTCACTGGAGTACCAATTGTAGGATCAAATCCCAATTCTAACATCAATTCAATAACGTAGTCTCCAGGTTTTTGCCCCGATAATTCAGCGACATTAGCCATAGATTTAAAACCAGTATTAAGTCTATTAATAACCTTTTGAATCTGATCTATGTTTCTACTTACAAGACCTTGTCTAGTCATGTAAGGACGTTCTAAATCTTCATCAGGAAGATTTAATCTAGGTCCAGTTTTGAGTCTAAGTTCGTTATTATAATCGTCCCAAAAAAGCTGCATAGTAGAATCCATCTGAATCTTTTTAAGACTCATAATATCGGATTTAAACACATGCGCGAAGGCGACCTCAGCCCAGTTAATAGCATTTGGTATTAGACTGGGATCGTATTTTCTACCTAATCTAGCTACATCTGCAATAACATCTGGAAATGTAAGCCGGGTAAGTACCGAATACTTTCCAGGAATTCTTCTGCCAGTGTTAGGATCTGTGTCATCAATAGCAAACTTAGAGAGAAGGTTTCTGTTGTTGGGACTAAAAGCAGCTCTCATTGCGTTTAACTTAACAGCATCCTTAGACTCGGAGTTTATAATGTCCCCTACAAAATCAATTACTTTATCAAATGCAGCAGGACTATTAATTCCTATTTTCTGCATCTCATCAATTACTTCACTTTGAGTCTTAGGCTTACCATCTTTTCTAATATCAGGCTGAACTCCCATTTCACCTAAAAACCTAGTCATTAATGTTTTAACAGCGGGAACAAATTTAGGATCATTAAAAACATCTGCAGCAATCAAAGATGCAAAAGGATCTCCTCCAACTTCGCTTGCAACACTCATTATTCTTACGTATGCATTTAATTCCTTATCCTTTTTAATATTAAGAATATCATCCTCTGTAATAGCTTTAGAAGCATTTGGGATAGAATACGCAAGACCATATTCTTTATCATACACTAAATCACGCATTCCGTATAAAGAAGCCATTTGAGCTTTTACAATGCTATCTGCTTTAGTTACTCCCAGCGCACCTCCAGCCTTGCCAGTTAAACGTTGTACAATGGATTTGCCCCGAGAATCAGGTTCATTAAGTTTGCTACGAAGAGTATGCTCAACAATTTTTATCTGTTGTTCCAGGAACTCTCCTAACGACCTTGCTTCTTCAGTACTTACTTTGGCTTTCCCTGATTTAACATCGGTAAATAATTCCATAATTTTTCGAGGAGTTTTCATCTCTTTGTAAATTAATGGAGTATTCATATAACTTGTTACATGGTCGAAGGCTATTTTAGTTGCATCTACCTCGGCTTGAGTCGCTTGATCTTCAAGAGAACCTTGTTCTTCTTCTCTCCTAATTTTAGCCATTGCATGTTCGTATTTAACTCTATTTGCACGATTTAAATACTTCTTAGCTTCAGATCCATCAATCAAATCATTCACATAATCATCATGAAGTTTATCAAAACCGGGCATACCTTCGACAGCAGCTTTAAGTAATTCCTTTCCAATTTGATCTTTTTCACTTTTCCTTTGGGAAATATAACTGTTAATCTCTCCTAAAATAGAAGTGACATACGCATTATCAACATTTTCTCCAGCGGCTTCATTAATAGTTTTTCTAATGTAATCTCTATAACCTGGATACTGATTTCTTAATGATTTGGCAATTTGATTTACACGACTTAGATAATCAGTCCTGGTTAATTGGCCAGAAGCTTTGCTACTAGTTAAATTACTAATAGTTCTATTTAAATTTGAAATGTCAACAGGAACCTTTTCTTCATCCATTAAACCTGGAGATGCAGGAGGTTGCCCAGTAACAACAGTTCTAATATCTTCCAATTGACCTGTAAAACGTTCTTTTTCGGATTCAATTTCAGAAAAAGCTGTTTTTTCCAACTTATCTTTAACTAAAAAATCTACTGCCTTAAGACCTGAAGTTAATAAATCTCCAGCACCTTTAAACAGAAGACCTAGAGTCTTATCTTCTTGAGGTTGACTTATAGGCTGTGAAAACTTCAAATATGAAGGATCAGTTGTAGGATTTATCTGTGGATTAAATTGCGCCAATTTATTGACCTTTCCTAATATCCCCTTGCCGGAGAGTTCTTTGATAGGCTTTAATCATAGCTTCTCTATCCTTGGCAGAAAGATGTTTCATATAATACTCGTAATCAATCTCTTTAACTAAAGACTCATGCCCTTTTAAAGCCATTGACATAGCGGCAGGAAGATCTTCTTCTGGATAGCCAGACATTTTAAGAATATAAGAACCTCTTCTGAAGAAATCACTAGCTTCGTTTGGATTAGTAGACATCATACGAAGTCCCTTACGATATTCTTGAATAAATTTATCCAAAGCTTTTCTTTGAACTTCTTTTCTTATTTTATTTAAATCAGATTTAAGAAAAATATCATTTATAGCAGTAGGAGTAAGACCTACAAGATTTAATAATATTGCTTCTTTAGCAGTTACGTCATCTAAGTACAAACCCTTCTTAGATAACCACATTCCAGTGTAAACTCCCCAATAAGCTCTTTCGGCACCAGCAACAGTAGCAACTTCTCTAAGTAAAGCCACTACGTCACTAATCTTAAATGGATATACTTCATCGTCGTCCCTAAAGATCAGAGATATCATTGCTCTATAAAAACCATTTGCATTATATAAAGTATTTGCAAGGACACTGTAAGGAGCCCCTCCTAAGATTTCCCACCAGGGACGATCGGATCTAAGAAATTCTCTTGCAAATTCAATACCGCCAATACCATAACTTTCTGCAAAGGAATAATGTCCTCCTGTTGCGGCCGCAACGGTAGCAGCAGGTAGACCATCAACTAAAGAATCAATAATAAAGGAATCTCCAGGAACATATTTTGCTTCAATAGCCTGTTTTCGTAACCAATCTGCAATGGGGAGGCCGCTCAAAGAAGCTGCAACAGGAAAACCAAATAAAGTAAAATAAACTCCTACAAGACGGGTTCTTTCCTGCCATGTTAAACGTTTTCCTAAAAATTGTTCTGCAATTCTAAACTGATATGATAAGAATTGAGTTGGCCAAGAACCTATTCCTCTTTGAATAATGGAACTAGAGGCTCTTGACATATTATTATACAAGTCATCCGCTCTATTTAGAATCCAATCTGCATCTACATCTGTAAGACGTCCTATTGGTTTTTTAGTTCGTAATTCCAGATAAGCAGTGTACCAAGCCCCCCTTCTGACATTTTCTTCAGCAGCTCTAAAAAAGGTCTGTCCTATATCTAAAACTTTATGAACTCCTCGTTGAACTACTCTTCCAGATACAATGTCATCCAGAGTAGCATATTCTAAACCAACATGGCCATAACCCGAATTTTCCAACATAGTCCAGGCTTCTTTAAACCAACCGGGTTTATAATGAATAATTCCAGGAACTCTAAATCCAGAAGCAAGTTTATCTGCATAATCAATAATCGCAGGATTCTTATTAATCCTCAAAAACCCATGTAATAAAGCACCATATGTACCTGTAACAGCATGTATAGGACCAGCTATTGAATATATATTTATAAAAGTCATGGACTGAACAAAAAGTTGACGTGGATTAAATAATCCCAGTTTGTAATGGTGTGTCGCAGATCTAAAAAATCTAAATGGATCTGTTAGTTTAGGCAACAACCATGCAGGATCTATTTTTATAGCATTAGGACCATATTTCTTATAAATAGAATCTGACAATTTTTGTGCCATGGAATGTAAAAATGTATCCGTTACACTTGGCGTTCCTAATAATTGCTCAATCTTCATGTGATTTGCTTTTAATTTTTGTATTTGATCAAAAGGAGCACCTTTCATAAAAGTATGATTATAAAAATGAAAGAAAGGTCTCCGTGCAATTTCAGCTTCTCTATTACGTACCCCAGGCAAATCTAAATGAGGTAATGCTTCCTGAAGCCATTGTGTCATCGACTTCAATTTATAATCATCCAAAAATGTACTCTGAATAATTCGCGTTAAACCTCGGTCAACGGCCAAAATAGGATCAATTCTATTTGGTTTTGTTAGTTTAAATACAGGCTTATTCCTATTTCCTTCATCTTTTATTGAACTCAGTTCATAAACATCCCGTTCCCCTGTAAATTCAATACGAGTTCTTTCAGCCAAAGAACGTCTAGTATCATCCATGAATGTCTTAGGGTAACGTTTCATCAATGCATCACTCGTCTCGGAAATTAATTTATTTCGAGCAACTACTTCAAAAGGTTCTGAAAGATTAAATCTAGGCGGATGTTTTATGCCATTTACCAAACGGGGTCTAAAATGATGAATCAAATCAGCCCATTCCCAGGGAAGTCCACTTGATTTAAGAAAAGTTACAGCCCCTGCCTCATCGCCATCTTTTAACAATTTTACAAATTGATTTAAACGTTCCCCCACTCTTTCACCAACAGCCCTGCTCTCAAGAGCTAACGCTGTTGCATCCCCTTCATATCTATGAACAAAATATTCTTTTCCTTTAGATATTCTACGTTCGGGAATAACAATAGCTTGTTTTAAGTATAAAGGATGATCATAAATAAAATGAACACCACCGGCTTCCGAAACTTGTTGCCACGAAACGGGTTTAGTTTCTAAATTCCCTGTTTTTATAATTACATATTCAACTTTATTACTTTCTACCTTAGTTCCAAAAGAATGGAAAGGACGTCTTTTCGGATCATAAAGTTCAATAACTTTAATTTTCCCTTCCGTAAGCAATTCTCCAAGTTTATTCGCTGTCTGCTGAGGAAGACCTCCTAAATAGAGCCTTTCTTCGCCGGCTTTATTTCCAACAACTAAGATATTATTATCTCCACCTGGAACTCGATTTCTTATAACACCATCAAAATCAGATGAATAAATCTTTTTATCTTCTTTATCAATAACAAAAAATTTATGTGACTCTGCACCTGCAATATGTCTATTTCGGACTTCACCTAAATTACGCAGGAATAAATCCATTCTTAAAAGACGTCTAACATCAAAATAAGCCTTTATCTCTAAAGGTTCAGGAAGGCGTCCTATATGTCTTTGATAAAAGGATTCTAGATCAGAAGGATGTTTAAAAGAATACCCTGATACACCTGTAACAGGATCTTTTATATCCTGCGCTGCATTCATAACACGCATAAAATCTTTATAAAGACGTCGATTACTAACCTTACCTAATTCTAAAAGAGATTCTGCTGTTTTCTTTGCAATTTCAACTAGTGCAGCAGGACCATACGTAGCCTTTTTACGAGCAATTCTTTGCTGCAATGACATAGTTTCTTCAGGAGTTCTAATCCAATCTAAAACTGAAATCCATGTCTTAGGTGATTTTGCACTAGGATCCTCAATTAAATACTTCTGAATTAAAGGATTTTTTTCATCTATGGACTTGGTAACTTTTATTACCCAGCCAATGCCATGACCTTCTTTTGGAGCTGCCCAAGCTCCCTTTAAACTTTTAGTTCTTTCAGCTCCCGTTAAATAATTTTCAGCAGCTTGCTTACTAAAGAATAAATCTCCCCCAGGTTTACCTAAAGAAATTTCCCAATAATGGACATTCAGCAGAGGATCGTATTTTAAATCCACATCAAGAACAGCTTTTTGAAGAACAAGATCAGAAACTTTTATCTCATCTTTCAATTGCTTTACAACACTTTCAAAACCCTCTAACAAAGGAACACGTTTAACACGCATCAAATTTTGGACACGTGTTAAAAATGAACTTATAAATAATTCTTCACTCTGTTCGACCGCATCAACAACTCCTTGTCCGAGACGTCCAGGATTTGCCTTAAAATTATCATCCACGAGCCTGAGATAAGATGGAAGAGAGTTCCACATCCTTCTAAAAGGATCTCCGCGTCCACTTACATCTTCAACCGCAGTCTGAAGCAAACGTTGTGTAGCAGCTTCATCTATATTTCCGGCAGCAGCAGCCATAGTTCCTGAAGATTGCTCGGGATTTCTAGAGGCTCTTACCGAATCTTTAACAGCATCTGCTGCCTGCCTTTTTAATCCCGTACGTCTTAATGCAGACTTTCCTAAAGTAGCTAAACCGGGAACCAAAGCAATATCAAACATAGAGAATACGTTTTCTAAAGTAATCTCATCCGAAGACATTCCATGAACAGCTCTTGCAAATGCAAAAGCAAGAAGGGGATCTTTTTCCTTTAAAGTGTTAAAGACTGCAGTAAACTTCTTCTCAAATTCACCAAGGGGAAGAAGAGCAAGCTCTCTTCCTTGTTCATAAAGATTAGTACCTCTAAATCCATATAAAGCAGGAGTCTTTTCTAACAAACCTCTTAATTGATATTCAAAATATAAAGGAATAAAACCTTGTAATAAATTTACGGTCCAACCTCCCCAAGACTGTTCTCCATAAGCTTGTTCGGCCTCCTCTAACTTTCTACGCGAAAATTCTTGTTTTACAATTAACTCACGACCAATTTTTTTAGCCGCAACAACATCATCAGGAATTTCTTTTATAGCCTCAGCCCAAAAAGAATCCTTACCAAGAGCTGCTCTATCTAACCAATCAATATAATCTCTGGCGTAAGTCTCTTCAATCACTGTTTCTGGATCAACAGGCCACTTTCTTAATCCGTGAATTGGCCAAGTACCTTCAGGAATATCCTGATTAAGAAGAGACTTCATCTCTTCCGTGGTTAAAGGTCCGTTTTTCTTTCTTGTAGCATCTACAATAAGTTTTTGTTGATGCAAAAGTTTTTGTGTATGCAATTCAGCAGCAGCTTTTTCTCTTAAATTTTTCTCTCTTCCACTCACAATGGAACTATGAATTTCATCATAAGAAGAATCTAAAAAGGAGAGTCCTTGTTTAGCTCTGAAAGCTCTCTGTTCTGCAACAATAGGACTAATAGACGTAGAAGTCTGTGCCTCAACATCTAAACTAATCGGAGCAGGCTCCTCAAACTCATTATTTTCAATAGAAACTAATTCTTCAAATCTAGCCATTTAAAACTCTGAAAAATACCCTTGCATTCTAGGGCTCCACTGAGGAAATGCATATGCTGGCGAAGATGTAGTTTTATACGCCCCAGAACTTGGGGAAGACAAAGATCCGCCTAAAGAACTCAAATAAGGCATCGCTGAAATAAAGGCTCCACCTAGAGAGGATAAACCTGCTCCAGTAACAGCCGAACTAGCTGCTCCAGCCATTCCTATTTTACTTTGCGATATAGCCGAATTTATACCAAACATTTGCTGGCCTAACCCTAAATTCTGAGAAATTCCTAGTAAATTAGTACCAGTCTGTCCTGAAATCTGCCCATAACCTCCGAATAAACCTGAGCCTAATCCAGCGCCTTGTGCAGTCGCTGTAGATAAAGCCATAGCTCTAGCTCTCTGTTGATTTCTAATAACTTCTAATTGACGTCTACGTGCATCTAATTCCATCGCACGCATACGGACAGCCTCAGCCCTTTGTTCCTGGACCATAATTTCTCGTTGAAACGAAGCCTGACGTTTAGCTGCACTGACTTGTTGTACAGTTCCATACGCAGTCATACCAAGACCTGCAGCAGCTATAAAAGGAGTAGCAGCAACTAAACCCGCTCCTACAGCAGCAAATATCGGAACAAAAAAGGGCATTATTTAATTTCCTTCATAAACATAGTCTCAAATTTAACATAATCTCTATTAACTAAATCGACATTATCTCTGCTAACACCTACATGATAGTATTTACAACCTACTAATTTACCCCAGTATTCAAAAGCATCTAAAATTTCTTTCATATAACCCTTGCCTCTGAAATCAGGTTTTAAATAGACAGCGACTATACGCGCAATATAATTATTTCCAAAATAAGAAGGTAAAACTTCAAATAGAGCACAACCAATATCTACATCATCAACTGTCTTTATTATTCCAGTTCTAATGTTTAAGGTAGTTGGGTCTACAAAATATTTAGAAATTCCTTCCGTTTCTTTATATTCGGAAAGTAATCCAATATACTTGGAATCTAAAAAAGCTTGTTCAATAAATTCCTCTAATAATGAAATATCTTTTTCAGTAGCTACTCGGAAGGCCAATAGTCTTTTACCTCGATGACTTCTATATTTCTTTTTTTCAAATATTCTGTTATGAATTTAATAGCTGTATTAGAGTTAGTAAAATTCTGTCTTAATATTGGAGGAACACCTCCGACTTTATATTTAAAAGTCCATAACAATGTCTGGGAATTCATTACCAGATAAAGTTCATTTTCTTCTTTAAGTAAATTACTATCTATAAGACCGATACTACTCATTGGTTTTTTATCGTTTATGAGTTTTAAAGAAATAAGACGAATATCACTTCGCATTACTGTTTGTTCTTCGACGGTCATCTTATTGAACCTATATGTTTTATAGTGTCACAAATTAATTTATTATCCCAAACATTATACAATTTAGATAATTGAACAACCCATTGACGAGATTCCAAATCTCTAATCGTAGCTAAAACATTAACTACAATTTCAGTAGGAGGATCAATTACAACACAACTAGTCTTTACTACGATTGTAGCGCTTACGCAACTCATCAATAGCAGCATCGAAAGTAATATTGGTATTGCGTAATTTTTCAACTTCAGCATTGATCTGCTGTTCCTTTTTATCAATTTCCGATTTAACTTCTTGTCTACCTTTTTCTATATAAGCCCTAATTTGATTAAAGCGATCCCAGAGCAGCATAAACCACTCAAAAACCGCTCTAACCAAAATAATTACTATAGTATTCAAAGTTATTTATGAAGCGAAGCGGTCTTAAGACCAAGGGCTAGTAAAACCTCCTCAATCCCAAAATCGACACCTGGAATGTCATACCAATTCATATACTCAACCAACCACCCCATTAAAACAAACAGGGCAATTAAAGTAGTACGGTAACCAGCTAACCATTCAAAGGTAAGACCATTACGTAACATATCCATAAACTTATCCATAAATTTTCTCCATATTTATATTCGCGCGAATTGAACATGCATCCAATCAAAATCTTTTACACGTCCTAAAGAAACTGCTCCCTCATCTTCCCAAATTTCCCACCATTTATCATAAAATTGACGGGCCAATCTAGCTCTATCTTTCTTCCATCTTAATGGGTTATAAGCAGCATCAAAATCTAAAGCTGCTCCCCAGGCATGGGTGCTCCAGTTTGAGCCTCCACGCATTCGACGTGGATTATAACAACCAAAGAATAAATCCATTCCTGAGTTATTTATTTTATCTGAGCCATAATGTTCCAGAACTTTATTTAATACTCTAATAACAGGTTCTGCAATCCTATTATTAACATATAATTTTTGTAATTTTTCTGAACCATTATACAACTTTAACGGATACTTCTCTGGGACTGTAATGTATTTTAAATTAGTACCAATCGGGCCAAAGAATTTGGTCATTTCTCCATAAGTTTGTTTAGGCCACATATTATTCCTTTCTTTTAAGATATTTAAGGTGAACTATTTGCACTTGCAAGCATACTCCAACCCACTATAGAAAAAGCATACCCCGACTCAGACTCAATTTTTATTTGAATTGCTTTCCCCCGTCCTCTAATTTTTCTACGTTTATAAACTACATCAAAATTAGCATTATTGGTGGTATCAACTATCTGTGAGTAGGACCATCTTCCTGAGTCCTCTGTATTTGCATAGTCCCATACACCTCGAATATTAAATCGACTGTTGTTATCCGCATAAAGACCTACATAATTTACCTGAGCATCTAGAATTGCATTTCCACGAATACGATACCCGGAGATAAAATAACTTGTATAGTTTACTCCAGTATCATAAGAGGCCCAGTCTACATAAGCATCGTCGGTTTCTTCTGCAAAAGTAAAATTATATGGTGTGCCTGCGTCATAACTTACAAGATATTTAAATTTAGGAGATACGGATGTGCTTTGAATGTCGTAAACAACTATTTGATTTCCAGCATCATCTTTAACAAAATTACCAGCATCAGTCTTAACATCATTCACGACCACCAATCCACCAGTACTGTTCATTGATACAATAGAATTTATCTTTACATCTTGATTAGATACACTCCAAGGATAAAAAGCACCTGCTAATGTATTTAAATTTAAAATACGATCAAATTGATATACTTCTTCTGTAGTTCCTGCTTCCGTACTTCGATAAATCCACTGAATAGTGGAATTAACAATGTCGTAGTCTCCTCTTGATTGTTTTTTTGATGAAAGAGGAATATCTTCATAAAATGCATTTATCGTAGTATTTGTTAACGATTTTACATCAAACATACTCGTCTGACTGCTAGATAATGAATAAATTCCTTCTGCATTCCACCAAGCAGGAAAACCTGCAACATCTACGAATGATGTTCCTGAAATTGCGTTAATACTGGAAAGTTTTTGTATTGTGTAATCATTGGCTGTGAAACCGATTCCCTGCGATCCAGTGATCAACCAAATGCCATTTGTTGCAAATACAGTCAAACCTCCTGACATAGGCCACAATTTATAAACAGTCCCACAATCGTTAATAACAATCACACCTCCATCTGAAGGCAGAAGATCGAATGTTTCTTCCGAAGAAGGATCGTTATTTTGGTAACACTGCCCAAAATCTTTAGTTATATGAACGTCAGATCTTAAATGATCGGGTATTTTAGAAAAATAAATATTAGCTGAATATCCCGTATAATTAACTCCAGAGAAAAACACTCTTCCTGAAAAAAATGCAACCGTACCAGGACGTTGATATCCAGACGTAGTAGAAGGCAATCCCGTTAACCCAGAAGCTGCATTACGATTCATATTGAATGCATCTACAATATAATGTCCAGAAGGAGCTTTGGAATTTCCTAAATAAATTTTATCAATTAAAGTAGTTGAGAAATTATCGGAGGAATCTTTCCAATGCCACCATACATCCGCATTACTTGGAAAATCAGCTCTTGCTCCATCCCAAGTAGTGATATGAGCAGTTAACCATCCCTGATTCAATAAATTATATTTATGATTATCTGATAATGTCGAAGGCCGTGCATCAATACTCAAATCATCATCAACACCATCAAAATCTCTAACTTTAATGTTTATTTGAGTAGCTGTAAAAACATTTGTAGATGTATTGTAAGATACAAAAAATGGTTCACAATACGGATGTGAAACAAATAAATATCCACCTCCAGATGCAAACTGACATTCAGTATCTATAATCGACGGTGCCCCAGAAACCTGAAAAACAGATACATCAACTGTATCTGCTATATATCCATTACTAGGAGATTCCGTCTCAGTAACATCCCAAAAATGTAATTCCTCTCCTATTTGGATTGCATATAAGGTTGTTCTTCCATCGCCCGCAACATTTTTCCACAAAAACGAAGATATTGCAGCTCCTGTTTTTGTGATGGCAGTTTCTAAGTAATTTAATTCAAAATCAATTCCTAAACGTCTAGACACAGAACCTGTTTGATCAAATACACAATTATACGTTTCAGTACAAGCATTTTCTGGAAAATTCAATCCAGAAGCTTCTGTAATCAAGCCTTTAGTAAAGTTATTATCAACAGAAACAGCAGCTTGTCTAGGCATTATGCGTATTTATATCCATAAAGAGAAAAGCGTCCAGAGAAAGTCCCTGTACTTGGTAAGAACCTAATAGCCGTTATAGCTGTGGCACTATCCCAAAACGCACTTCCATAAATACACCCCGTACTCGTCTTTGTCGATGCCACGTATGTAGTAGAGTACAAAAATGTATGAAATACGGCTGCGTCTGGATTTGAGAACTCAATACAACATCTTAATTGAGCTTCAGAACTCCCACCCAGCCCAAGACCTGCAAGATAAGTAACAGACAGCAATATCTCTGAAAGTCCGTTCTGAGCTAAATTAGTAGTCCAAGCACTTCCATCATAGCGTCCATAACCCGAAGTATTTGAATACGCAGACGTTTGATAAGTCGGTCCTCCTCCTGTACCGACGCGCATATAAATATCCGAATCAACAGTACTTACAGTAATGCCTGATAAAACAAAACGATAGTCATCATATGTATTATCAAGAACCACCCCAGAAACACCATTAACAAAATCAACCTCAGTTACAGCAGAGACCGATTGACTCTTAATTAAAACTAGGCCAGGAGTCGTAGGCATTGTCCAAGAACCTGAGCCAGAACCGTTCGCAGTATAAACTTGTCCTGAAGAAGCAGTAGAAACTCCTTTAGGTTCGTGCAAATCTACTCCAGTTATATTTTTATGTGCAGTATCAGCCATTAGTTAACCTTTTCTACTAAAATTAGGTAATTGATCAAAATAACTTTCTTTTTTAACTCGATATTTTCTAGCTTCTGATTTAGTTCTGGATCTTCGTGCATTTCTGTTAGCAATTGCATGATCCGTTGATTTTAGTTCAGCGAAAGTCAATAACTTCGCTTCGTTCAATAATCTTACAAAATAGGGTTCATCCAAATCTGGAGTAGTACTATCTGACAAAGAAAATGTAATTAATTTCTTTCCGTAACAAATAGTTTTAGCTTTTGCAAGACGAGTATCAACAGCGACATCATAACTATCAAAAATTAATGTATTATCATCTCCAAAACAAGTATAATAAGTCGGTGAATGGTCGTTTATATAATTAACCGCGATACTATCCGAATCTATTGTAATGTCAAAAGAAGCTATATTAGATTCGTCTATATTTAAATTATACATCATTCTAAGAAAATCATCCATAGGAAGAAATTCTATATATTGGTAATTGGGAGCAGTCTCCCCATTTGCAATCTTATTGTACTTAACCCATCGAACTAAATTAATATCCGCAGGAACAGTCATAAGTGTTGGTTTAGCATTGTCCCCACTATCTGTTAACTCAAACATGCTATAATGCTCAGGCGGATCTAAATCATCTATTAAATCATAGTATGCCTGACGAATACAACGAGCAACTTGTTGTGCTTCAGTCGTATCGTTAATAGAATTCACTTCATCACTATCCATACTAGATAGTATTTCCTGTGTCATTTGAAGAAGTGTATATTTCATCTGAAATCCTTATGCCCGGAAAGTCCCTGTTGACCAGGGACTCCCGATTAACATTATTACACAGTAGCTGAGAACTGTGATGCAGGCGTACCTGAATTCGTGACAAAACCTTTGACATGCCACAAATTAACGGCAATATCTTCGATTTCAATCCACTCACCCTTAGTAACAGAACCTGTAGTTGTTCTATTTAGGGTAATCGTATCTGCTGTCGAACCCGCAGCAAAAGCAACCGCATTAGCTGAAGTATCATCCATTGAAAAGATAACACCAGCCATAACGTCATTTGCATTTGCCACTTTAATAATATGATTATTACTCGTTGCAATTACAGTTACAATAAATCTAAATAAAGCTCCAGAACCTGTTGAAGCAGGAAGAGTTACAGTACTTCCTGCAGCAGTATCCAACTTAATAACTTTTTTATTATGACTTGCGACAGTCAAAGTTAATGTAGATCCTGCAGCAACATATCTATCTGCATCCGTTGCTTGATACGTTCCAGCTTGACTCGGAGCAGAAGCTCCAGTCCTAATGTTATTTACAATGAGGTCTAACCCTCCAAGATCAACATTAGTTGCCATTTATTTCTCCATTTTATGGAGGGGAGAGCAAAAGCTCTCCTCCCCATTGTTAATAAGTGCCCTTATGGTCTGTAGTAACGAATGCGCACATAAATAACACCAGCGGTGTACGCCGCAGTATCATAATCTGCCACAAGCATTCCTACATTCGCAGTAGTCGTGCCAATCAAAGCACCTGCGCCAGTAGATCCAACTCGAAGAACCGTTTTCTCACCGGCTGCATCATGCGATGTAATCGCAATAGCTGCAATAAGTCCATCAACATCAATTGCTGTGGAACGATCAGTCTGAATTAAACCGACATTAAGAACAGCAGAACCTCCCGAAGTAGCCGCCGTCTGTGTGACGATCTCCACTTCTTCAATTCTGACGCCCGCAGGAATAAAGACTGTATCTGATTGAATTGCTGGACTAGTGCCCAAAGTAGTCAGATCAATCTTAACTTCAATTTCACGAAGAGCACCAGTGGTAATATATTCGCCTGCTGTATTAGCAGTCGCTTTGGCCGTACCAAATTCCAGGTACAAGCCATCACTATTTAGCCATCCCATGTTACTCTCCTATTACACGACGTCCGTGTCCGTGAGGACAACGACCATATTTTCAGGACGATAGAGCTTGAATCCGTATTCGGCAATCGTAACGTACTCCATCTGTTGCAAGTCGATGTTAAACTTCGATTGCACAGTCGGCGGCTGTCTAAACCCTCCCACAATTGGAAGAGTGTCGCCAGCAGTCGCTGAGAAGAATTGATTTGCCACACCAGTTGTTACGGTCTTACTACCAACAGTTTCTGAAATGCCCGAAGGAAGATAGTTAGAAACATAAACGTCGAATCCGAAAAGGTTAAACCTGAATTTAAATCCAGTAACCATTCCAGCCTTGACTACATCTTCATACATAGGCATTGGTGAAAGCATGTTAATAATATTCGGTTGCGTTTGTAATGAATACGCAACAGAAGGATCCACAACAGCAATTAGATTCGTTAAAGGAACATTTGCCTTCGTTAAAGAATGCAGTGCCTTCGCAAAATCGACAGGTGCCATTGCTTCATTAGTACCGGAACCAACCCAACGGTGATCAGCGCCATTTATTTGATTTGCATTACTTGCAGTTTGTGTATTAGGCCCTCGTGAGAGAACTCTAGTTTCAACAGCTTCCATCAAAGCACGATGTTCACGGGGAACAAACATAGCTAACACTTCGTTAGAATAATAACTGTCCCTCTTAAACTTCTCTGACATAGCAAGTCCTGAATACTTATACTGATCAAAACTAAAGGTAAAATTACCAGTATCCATCTTATTGTATTTGATGGACTGACCTTCAGCGAAATCAGCAGTTTCAGCCTCACCGACGCTAGGAATATTAAACGTAGCGCCGTCAGGGAAATCTGTTAAAACTTTGACAAACCGCATGGCATACAAATCATCTAAGAGCAATTCTTTAAGCTGCCTAGTATAAAGATTGCTTCTTGAAAGATGCTCATTAGTAGCAATTGTAAAGCCACTAGCCATTAGTTAGTCTCCTTAATTTAGTTATATTCAAATGGAATGAAAATCACCATCTTCAAAGTCTGCGCCAAGTTCTCTGGCGTCTTCATGCATTTGAACAATTGTTTTAGGATTGTGATAAAGTTTAGGATTCTCTTTCCGCATCTTTTGATAATATGCCCAAGTACGTTTTTGTACTTGAGGTAAAAAGGAGTCACTTCTTACATTAGATCGCGGAGGAGAACTGAAATTTTCACGTCTTTCATCTTTATCTAAACCTAGAGTTCTATACAAAACTGTAGGATGTTTTTTAGCAAGATCATTAACAAAATCTTCTGTTAATCCTAAAGACTCTATCTGTTCTTTTAGAACGTTCTGATAATCAGAACCATAACGTTCTTTTAATTTATTTCTAACTAAATCAAAATTCTCATTTTGTTTTTTAGAATTTTCATGTTCTTGAATTTTTGACAAAACAAGACTCTCAACTTCTTTAAAATCAAAACTAGAATCAGAAAGGTTAGATTTGTCGGGCGGATGATCATCTTCGTTCGGGCCAAGGTTATTCCTACTTGTAAGTTGCTGTTTGGAGAGTTGATCTAATAATTCCTGCAGCTTCGGTCCCGCGTTATATTCTTCTCTGATTTTTGTATAGTCTTCGCGCATTTCATCTAAGCGCTTTTCTAAGTGATCGACGTACAAATCAGATACATATTTACCTTTGGCAAGAGCTTGTAACCATTCTTGTTCGGAAGCATATTTGCTCTTATCAAATTTCTTCCCATCACTGGTAAGCTCTTCAAGATAATTTTTATCAGGGTCTATATTTGGAGTAAAATTTTGGTCTTCGTTTAATAAACTATCGGTCATTTATTTCCTCGCTTATAATTGTTTTTGCAAATCTAAATTAACTAATGTTTTTAACATATTTAGACATGCACGATATCCATTTTTATATGCTTGTTTAAACTCCCATCCAGGAGTATCAAAGGTTTTTATATCTGACTCAGATCTGTCCAAACCTTTTTCATCTTCTTCTAAAATATCATGTAAACGATCAAGAACGGATTTAGCACTAAGAATAGAATTCTCAAGCTTAGTTTTCTCTCCCTGGTCTTGAAGGTGTTTAGTCCAGACTGTGTACATTACGCAGCCAATCCTGTAGTATTCTCTTCATCTTTAGTTTGTTCCTTGCCCATGTTCATCATTTGATCCATCTCACTAAGATCAAGATCCTCTCCAATTCCAGAAGTAGTCGAGGTTTCCATAGCAATCTGTTCCTCAAGGACATTCATATATTTTTGTGCATCCGCCCTTTCAGATAGAGAGACATAAGGTAAAACCACTCCATAATCTTTTAAATTAAAAATATCTTCTAAAATCTTTGCCAATTTAACCGATGAAAAATGCATCTGAACAGTAGGCCACAAATTAGAGTTTGTTAAATTAGTAATATTCTGGATTAATTCAGCTTGTTCTGCAAAATGTCGAGCTGCAATCGGCCTAATCCTACCTACTCCCGTAATATCTTCTGGACTTAGATCTTGAAAAGAGGCCACTTTTAATTCATCATCAAAAATGCGCATTGAAATAGTTCCTGATAAATTACGTCGCGCCAACTCCAACATAGAATTAAGAAGAGGTTCGACTAATTGCTCTTCAAATTGACGTATTTTATTCTGAAATATTCTTGCAGCAGCATTTTCTAAACGTTGTACTTCATATTTAGTCTTTTCACCAGGAGTTCTAAAACCCATCGCTTCTCTAGGCGCTCCTGCCATCTCTTCCATTAACCGTTCAATATTCTGAATCTCGAAATTAGCTTGAAGAGCATTAACATGAGGAACGACTAAATCTACATCACCTTCATCTCCTAAAAAGATCTTTTCTCCAGGTTGCCATGTGTATGCTTCGACAAAACCTTTGACCTTTTGCACTGGAAAAGTAATTAAATCAAATACATCAGCCTTCATATTCTCAACATGATCCATGCGATACTGAAGACCCACTAAATTATCTAATGGTCCCATTCCCCAAAGATTATCCTGTTTCTTTCGCCAAGAAGTATGAAATATAGGCGGATATCCAAAGAAACTTGGATTAGGTTTATTTCCTATTAATTTATGACGGTCAACTATTGTTATTACGTGATTTTTATAAAACATATCTGTAAGCGGATCGTATAAATCTCCGTAAAAAGTTAAAATTTCAGCAATATCACTTCTAAGATAATCTCTAAAGGACGTAAAACCATCTACTTGATATAAATTATCTTTCTGAAGCCACTCGCCTTCAAAAGAAGTTGCATTTCCGCGAATATCCCTGAAATATTTCCATAACTCTTCGTACTCAGCTATATTCTCATCGGTGGACATTCGTTGTAAAAGTTCTCTCAATTCTCCTATAGAAACCAAAGATCTAATAATCTTGGGGGAAGACTCAAAATTCTCTGCAACTGGATTGAATACAATATCCAAAGGGCTAATACGTCTTGCAGCCGGTCCTACAAAACCTGTCTGAACATCTGACTCACGTTCTACCCGTTGATCTAACCATTCAAAAGTTGCAAAACAATTTCCAAAATCAATATAATCTAAAACAATTTTATCAATTTCATTTTTGAATGAAGGTTGTTCAATAGCCCAGGACATATAATTAACAATCGAATCCCTTTTTAAAACAGAATCTGACTTTTTCTCATCTGCCGACCAGATTAACCACTTTCTTTGAGGAAACATTGATGCAACATAGTTGGAATAAAGACTGTCACGTATCTGACATAACTTTGGAATAGTCGTCTTATTCTTCCAAGGTAATTGTGAATTAGTTGTCTGAGTAGTATCCGTAGCATAAACATAACGACGGAGTTCTTCCCAATCCTTCTTCTTATTTTCACGAAGAAGATCCCACTCAACCCAACGTTCAGCTATTCTAACTGCCATTTGATCAGGTTGGATTACGTCATTTAATTCAAGAACTCTTCCTGTCAAACTACCCCCCCAAACTTTCTGTGATATCTAAATTCATGTGTAACCTTTTGTTGAATGTCAAATAAACTCGAAGGAGCAACCGCAAAATCTACTGCTGAAGCTAAAGCATCCTTAATATCATCATGAGGAGGATTTGCATATAAAAGTTCCTCTTCAAGAGCCTGACAATTACCTCCTTGATTATGCCAAATTTGTTTATTAGCATATTTAGGTTCTAATATAGCCATTATTCTCTCTTGCTTAGATCCATGCCAACGTGAAGGTCTGTATTCTTCAATGGCCAGGGCAATACCATACGGACGTATATAATTCTCTTTCAAATCCTTGACAATGACTATCTGAGCAACACTTACCTCTGCTCTTATCTTTCTGAAACCCCATTTTTCATGTAATTTCAAAATTCTATTAAAATATTCTGAAATTTTGTCAGTTTTAAAACGATCTATTTCTAAAACATAATAATTATGTTGGCGGTCAACTCCAAGTACGACAATAGAAGTAAAGTCACTCTTCTTACCTAAAGAATAGGCAAAATCGACACTTGCACAAACATTCAAACGTTCTCCTTTAAAGGTCCACTTTCCATCTCTTTTTGAGATGTAGTTTTGATCGTAGTATTGAAACACGTCTCTTTGGATTGGAGAGGAAGCGATGTCGTGCGGATCATTATAGTATTGTGCCCTGAAGTGAATTTTACTAATGTAATGTGTTTTCTTTTTGGCCAGGATTTCGGAATCAAACCCGAACCATTTGCCATCAGATCTTTGTTGACGGGGCCAAAGAAATTCTCCAGTTCCGTCCCCCGCAGATTCAACCTGTCTCTCAAAGACTTCAAATAAAGGCTCAAATTTAACAACTTGTCCAAATTCATCTAAACTCTCGACCTCCATCTCACTTAAATCTGAATATAAATCTGTAGGATAATATCTTGTTCCGACAACCCATTCTTCTGAATCCGCGCTTTCAACAGAAGACAAATAAGAATACTGTTCTTTTACTTTATTACGTCCTTCCGCAATATAAGCATTTCCTTGAACAACTACATCGTCTAGAGCAGCGATATCACAATGAAGTCCGGTAATATTAGAAGTCAAACCTGCTGTAAAGATCGTCGAATCTCTAATACTCTCATCTTTACGTTTAGGATGATCGACAGATATTTCTTTTTCTGTCCATTTCTCTCTTTTAGCTTCTTCTTTTTCAACCATCTCCGGCCAATAAAAACGATAAATATTTGAACACAAAATATCCTTAATAAATTTTAATTGTTTAACAGCCAGATTGGATGTACTAGAAATAATAAGAACTCTTAATGTAGGATCTTTAGTTATTCTCCAGGCAACTCTATATGCAAGTAATGCCGATTTTCCATGATCTCTGGGAAGTAGCAGCAATTGGTGTTGTTTCGCTTCTTGTCTAGTCCACCAGTGAATAATTTCTCTGTGAATATTTCCTAACAATCTTTTCGGATGGACGAGTTTAATAAATTCCTCTAAATCAGACTCTGCCAACATCTGTTTTTGAAGATGTTCCTCAGAGATTTTTTTTATCATCCGAATTATCCTGCGTATATTACGGTCAAAGCAGTTTTTCTGTTCTCTTTAGAAATGCCAATTCCGATTACTTTAGCTTTAGATGATAACATCTTAAAACTATATTGTTTAGGATCTTTTACCGTCGCATCATGCATCTGTTTTACGGCATTATCACCTGAATAAACTTGTGCGGTAAACACAAAAAAGGAATACTCAGTATTTGTTAAATTTGAAATATCTGTATTGTCAATATAATCGTCACTATAATTTCTAGCTAACTCACTCAAATCTGCATTCAAGGACAATTTAGACATTCCATGTCTCTCCCTTTCAGCAGAAATCAAAGTTAATGCTTGAGCTTCTGCATCAAATATATCCTTGGGCAACGGAGGTCTATTCAAACCTTGTGGACGTGAATAAGTAGCTTCATAAGCTGATAAAGCGTTATAAGCATGTGTTAATTTATTAGAAGCCACATTAAATTCTTCCTGAGACATAACTAGACGTGTCTTCTTCCACTTAGTAACCAGAAGAGTATATACTTCATGTATTAATTTTGAATATGTTAACATAAAAACCTACTTATGTGGAAAGATTATGCCGAAAAAATTACTTATAATTGCACCCATTGCTGCTGAAATAGTTAGTATGCCAAAGAACCATGCTTTTCCTCCCTGTATATTATACATGAATTTAAGTAAAAGTTTTTGACTTTCTTTTAATTCTTCTATCTCACGACAGACATTTCTCAATTCAGCTTTAAGAATGCCTATTTCAATACCAAGATCTACCATTATTTAATCCTAATACGTTTCCTAAGTCTAAAAATCCAATCGTCTCCTACTGGCCCTCCTACTAAATCTGTTATTGGATATCCAACCATCGTATAACTTCCTGAATTTGACGTTAATATTTTTCTAAACAGATTTGAAACTCCTGTTATGACATAAGATCCTACCGTTGTATTCTGTAAAATCTTTAAAGGAGTATTAATCAAAGTTAATCCATATGATCCTGCAGATGATGGTAAAACAGTCCTAAATAAAACTGAAATACCCGTTACAACATAACTTCCTGCACCTGCTAACATATTATGTCTTAAATTAACCGTATTTCCTGTTACTGCATAGTTCCCAACAGAAGACATCTGATTTATTTTAAATAAACAAGATTGCCCATTTATTGCATAGGAGCCTGTTACTGCAGTTAAAGTAGTTGTAGAAACTCCTCCTTCAGGAAAAAATCTTCGTCTAAGATTCATGTTGAAGAAACAATTGTTTTTATTTTATTAGGAGGAGGTGTTTTCCAATACGGCAAACTATTATGTTCAACATTCTGTACACCACCATCATTTGTCCATGTCTGTGTATTTAAATTTCTTCCTAAGTAAACTTCATCCGTAGTACCTGTTCTTTCAATAATAGTTGATCTAAAAGATCTATATTCCATAATCCTGTTTTGTACTGATGAAATCGAAAAAGGGCCTCCATAAGCAAGCTGTCTAATCCAACCATCCGTTAAATTACCTGCTGAATAAATATCTGAGTTTGTCCACCAAAATTCCGCAATATCCCCATCCAACCATTGATTCGTCCCGGCATACTTTCTCCCCAAAGATGCAATATCAAGACCAGATACGGTTCTTGACCCTGCATTAGAGTTCTGAGAAATCGAACCATCTGGATTAAGAATGTCAATATAGCGTAAAGTCGAGGATATCCACCGGCCTACTATAAAGAACCAAAGATTCCCAACAACCGTTCCCGCACCCGCCGTACTGTTTACTCCGGCGCTATCCTGGGATGTTACCTGCCAGACATTCGCTCCTGACATACCGAGTCTTATAAAGCTGTTGGCACCATTGTCCGATAATGCCCAGATTGTCCTATTTGCACTTATAGAATCTACCTTGACCCATATACCAACCGTAATCGGTTCCGCCGTCACTTGTGGCGTTGAATTCGTTAAAGATTGATTGGTGCCATTTAACGAAATTGCCATTACGCAGTCTCAAATTTTACTGGAAAGTACTCCACTTCATGATTACCGGCAGTTCCATTTAAAGCTACCCCTGTATTATGAACAATAAAAATACCCCATCTAACAGGAAGAATTCCTCCAAAAGCTTGAGCAACCGAATATGGCCCCCAAGTGTACCCTTCATTAGCCGTATTAGTTGTCGGAATCCACGTCAAAAGTTGCAGAAGACTCAAGGATAAGACAGTAATATCTCCGTCCGATCCCGTTAAATCGCCTGGAAAGCTCGTATCGTCATATGATCCATAAGCAAACACACCAATTAAACGACTTGCTGTCGGAGTTGCTCCAGTCGTAACAAGACCTCCTACAAGACAGTCTATCGCATCATCTGTATCTTTATTATCGACTGCGGTACTTTGCCGCCCCGCTAAAAGATTTGTATCACTTGCTAATGGTGTCGTAGCGAGACCAATAGTCATAGTAACCTTAGTACCATATACTGGAGTAATTGTAGCCATATTATCCTCTAGTAGCTCCAAACCATTTTAAATTGGCTTGTAATTCAGATACAGTTTCAGATGTTAGTTTGATTATCTCAAAATCCATAGTAGCATTTCTTTCTGCATTAGTTAACGCAGGGTTTATCCCAAAATCATATGCAATTTCAATTACATCTCCAGACAAAACTTTAGCAAGTTCTGCAGAAGTAATCTGACCTGCACCAGTACCTTCTGTCATTCGGGACATAGCTCTTCCAGAGTTAACTAGAACAGTATTCCAGGGAATTCCTGCGGAATTGTTTCCTACAGGAGTATCCACATGAAGCATAATTCGATATTGATTCGGACCTGAGCGTCCTAGAACATGAATTTTTGACATTAGGCTACCGTAAAGACTCCATTAGTACCATCAAAATCAACTACAAATGAATTGCCACTTGTAACTACAACATCTGCACCATAATCATACCAACAGATCAAAGGATCTGCAGGAGACGTGGGAGTATCATTATATAAGACTACATATCTAAATGTAGCAATACTACCACCTGATGCAATAAAAGTAACATCATTTAAAACTAATTTATAAGTACCTGATGTTTGAGACGAAGAAACTTGAGTAGCTTGTGTACCTCCCGCTGTATATCCATTTCCAGCAGAAATTTCCGTTAAATCTGCTTTAACTGTATTAGTGGCGACAGGTGCACTGCCTGAAGGAACTAACATTACCTTCAAAGTATCTGCACCTAAATCATGAACCTTTTCATCTAAATGCTCTACAAAAGCATTAAATTTATTAAGGGCTGCCATTTATTTATCCTCTATTTGCTTTATATAAATAAATTTCATTAGCCTAGCCTCAACTTTAATTTAGAAATTTCATTCAAAATCTTATTATGGTTTTCTTCGGCATCTTTAAGCATAGCTTGAACCTTACGTAATTCCATTCTGTGAGACTCAATAGATGCTAAAAGCTCATCGTTTTCTTTACTTAATTTGTTTACTAAATCTACACGATCTTTAGCCTGTCTAGCGGTCTCTTCTTCAGCTCTTTGTTTAGCCATCGAAATTACTTCTTGCGCTTCACTATGGGTTTCTGCCAACTTAGCCGTAATAAGATCTTGAACTTTTTTACTTTCTTTTTCAAGACTGTCTACAACAGTGGAAAATTTATCTCTTTCTTTCTTTTTGGAATCAATAGTACTGGATAACTCTTGGATCGTCGCTTTCATTGAAGAGATCTTTTCCAATTCTGGAATAATATCAACTACACCTTTGAAACGACGTGCAACAAATAATAAATCTTGAAGTGCCTGTGAAGTACTCATTAGTTGGTTCCTTTCACAGCCATATAAACTCCCAGAGAAGTAGTTCCTCCCGTTCCCGCTACATTGGGACGAATAAATAACGTATATTCGGAGATTGCTTCTATAGCAGCAGTCGTAAACGACAATGCATTTCCCTGAGGATCTGTTAATGTAGTATAATTAGTGCCGTCATTACTTCCTTCGATGGTAATGGTAGCAGAATCAAATGTACCCACTATTTGAGCCGATCTATCAGAACCTCCTGCTGCATGAATTAAATCTGCTCTAAAAGGAGCGCCTGTGTCTCCTTTTGCAAGACCAGTCCAATAGATCTTCCAAACAAGGGGATTATCTGTCTTAACAATATTTAATGCAGTAACAGCCATTTATTTATCTCCTATTAGTCTTACATAAATAAATTCCATTATTCCCTATTCCTTCTTTTTCTATAGTTTTTCTTAAAACCTTCTGTAGCATAATATAAGGCTACTTGTTTCTTAGTAAACACTCTACCTGATGGAGATTTATATTTACCTTTATTTTTTCCTAATTGTACTTTGCTAAAGGGCATTTATTAAGATCCTTGAAAAGGTACATATAAACATCTTGTATTTGATAAATTACTTTTTATCCAATCGTATCCTACAAGATCACAGGCACATCTCCAGAACTTTCCGTCTGGACTATCGCCTGTCTTAGCTATTATCTGTCCTGTAGCATTTATTTTATACTTACCATTCCCTAAATCTGTTAATTCTGATTCTGAAATAGACCAACAACAATCATTAGTATAACAACAAGACTGATTAATAAAAGTCCTTAAATAATCTTTGAGCTCATCAGCTTCTATTGAATAAGATCCTGATAAGACGATGCCAATATATAAGACTATACCAAATATAACATACTTTAGCATAAGTTCTAGATACTAATACCTAATAACTTAAGTAACTTTTCTACATTATCTATATCAATCATATACAAATACTTATAACAACCTTTAACATTATCAGTAACAATAACTCCATATGTACTTAAGAACATACTAAAGGCATCTATATTATCCCTAAAAGGCGCATCCTTTAGTTGATGCATATTCTTTAGGAACTCAACTATAAGATTAACCTGATCTGTACTTCTAAAGGTATCATAAAATAACATACCTTTAGTTGCAAGAACGTTTGTAATATCAGCTATATTTAAAGTTCCTTCTGAACAGACTAAATCATTTATAGATAACATAAGTTATATCCTATATAAGTATACTACTCTTAAAGTATATTATATATGATATTTTTATAAAAGTCAATAGTAAAGTAGTTCTATATATTATCTAAAAGTACGTTCTTATAATAAGACTATAAGATATATTAAGACTATAAGATATATAAGAACTAAAACATAAGAAGTACTTTAAAAGGATTTATACTTAAGGATCTATAAGGATCTATAAGGATCTATAAGGATCTATAAGGATCTATAAGGATCTATAAGGATCTATAAGGATCTATAAGGATCTATAAGGATCTATAAGGAACTTA